AACTGCCAGTTCTTTTTTCTAAGTCTTTCTCTAAAATTGACCATAAATCAATTGAATCATCCATTTATATCAACCCTCCTAAACAATAGAGTTCAAGATTCTTACTTGTTGGATTTGATACTTTAATGGTAATTTGATTTACTTGAGTTGGTAGTTTTACTCTGCTATTAGTAACTTCAACATTATTGATATAGAATATTAATCCAGCATTTTGTGATTCTTGATATATTTCTATGATATTTGTGGATTTTGTGAGTGATAGAATTGGTGTTTCTAAAGAAGAATTTGGATGGAGGATAACCACTCCATCACCTATAGAACAGTGATTTAAGATTAAATCGTTTCCTAGAAAATCCTCATCCATAAAAAACAAATTGGTTAATGAATTATTATTTATACTTATTTTCTTTGCTTCTAAAACCTCAAAATAATCAAAGTTCATATATCCATTCTCTAAATTATAAGTTTTACCCACCATCTGATCAATCATAATTGGTTCTAATTTTACAATAGTCTTAGGAACTTGAACTACATTTGTTATTTCTTGATATATAGGAATTTGAACCTCTTCTTGGATAATACTTCCATCCTCTTGAATCACATCTTGTAATTCTGTAATATATTCATCTGATGCTATTTTATAAGTTACAGTTCGTTCATCCCATTCTATTACTTTTTCTGATTCAATGGTTTCATCATATGATTCAATTTCATTGCCAAATTCATTTGTAATGGTTTGGATATTATCTTTGTATAGATACTGGTCATTTTCATTGACTTTCTGGATTAACTGGTTTGTTGGTTCTGATATTGTCTTGTTGAGATTAATAGGATATGGAAGAAGGACTGAGTATTCGAAATTTAATTGTTCTCTGTCTATTCCTGTAATTTTGTTGGAAATTCTATCGAATAGTATTGTTTTCAAATTGTTTTACCTCCTTGTGTTATTTATTTAGCAATAAGAAAAGAACTATCTTGTTGTTGGGTTGATAGTTCTTGGAGTTTTGATTCTAATATTTGTTCAATTTTGTCGAAGTCGTAATACCATATTTCTAGGAAATTATAATTGTTTTGTTCAGCGTATTCTTTTTTACGTCTGTCGTGTTCTTGTTGTTTGAGGAAATCTGCTTCAGTTTTATGAAAACCTTTTACATATTTTTCGTGTTGCAATCCTTGAAATTCATATAGCAAATTATATTCTGGCAAATAAAAGTCATAAGATAATAAACCACCACCAAGACCCAACAACCCCTTAAATTTCTTTTGCGGTTCAAAATATTTTCTGGAATACTGTTCACCACGAGATTCTGCACATATGGGGCATCTTCTACCTCCCAAAAAACTGTCTGGAACTACGGGATAAATATTGCCACAAATCGAATGTTTTATTTGCACATATGTCCTATTGTTCTCATATTGACTCATAATTTCATATTCATTACCTACAAGATTATATACTTCTTGTACAAATTGTTCATGGGATTTTCTCTTCTTATATTTTCGCTCATCTTTATCGCATTTTGGACATCTTGTTCCATGTAAAAAACTATTTGGAACCATTTTAAACTTACGATTGCAAATATTATGTCTAAATTCTATATATGTATTATTATTTTTATATTCATTACTTAATACTGAATATTCATTATTAACCAAATTAAATACTTCTTGTTTAAATTGTTCAATTGTCTTTCTCTTTTTACTTGCAACTAATTCTTTCATACATTCAGGGCATCTATGTCCTTGAAGGAAACTAAATGGTTGCATTGGAAACTCATTTCCACATATATTGTGTTTAAACATAATTTTAGTATGAGTACCTTTATACTCTTCAAGAATTGAATATTCATCTTGAGTTTGTTTATATACTTGATTAATAAATTCTTCATTTGTTTTCTTCATTCTACCAGAACATTTTGGACAACGTGCTCCTTTTATAAAGTTTTTAGGAGTTACAGGATACTCAAAATTATTGCATTCTTCACAATTATGTCTTATAAGTAATTTCGTATGAGTGTTTTGATATATTCCAAGGACTGTGTATTCGTCTTTTACTAGATCATAAACCTCTTGTAAAAATTGTTCATGTGTTTTCTTTTTAGGCATTTTATCCATCTCCTTCCTGATATAAGAGAATAAATGGGAAAAGGAACGTATATCAGGTACGTTCCTTTTAATTACATCAAATACGCTTGCAATCATATTTGAAAACCATATGACAATTTTTATTTTTTAATTAATGATTAATTTTCGTGTAGCATGGTCAACATAACCCATTGGCTCCATTTCAGAACTTTTCCAAACATTAGTTGGTGTATTAACTCCGCTACGTACTACACCGTCAGTTTCACCCTTGACCAAAGGCGAACCCTGCAATTTAACGAGCATTCCTACTCCTGTGCCATCACACACGAAACCACCTGTCGCACTGTATTTACTAAATAAAAACAACTTCAACTCACTATTATGAATCACCAAAAACGAGCACACAGCAACCATTGGTTTACTAATAGTATTAAGAGCATATTGCTTCCAATAATTTCCCACGAACCCAACAGATGAAACCTGTATCTTGCTTCCAACATTCAGGTTCTTACTTTCTGATGAAAACTTGACCATTGTATATCCGAGTTCCCCATACATATTCAAATTATCATTGTTTGTCTTAAACGCAATATTGCCCCAAGGATGAACTGCTCCTATTTTTGAACCGCAAGAACTTGACAAATCACTCAAAAGCCAATTTTCACATTCAGCAACAACTGTTACATCTGTAGTCGCACTAACAATATCTGCTGATGGGATATATTCTGAATAAGTAACCAAATTATACTCAGAATTCCAATTGAACAGCGTCATTACACTTTTTGTTTCTTTCTGCACCAACAGAATATTACTTAACCCTGCATCTCTTCTAGGATTGCTAGGAGACAAAACATCATAGCCTGTTGGCTTTTTGAATGTTAATTCAATATTGCAGTAGTCCGTGTAAATTACGGAGGCTGTTACTCCGTCTGAGGCTCCAGTATTTGCTAACGCGTGAACAAAACCAGAAGCGTCAATATGATTTACGCTAAAGTTTTGAGTAGCTTTACCAACACTAGATACTCCATTCAACTCGAAAATTCCAGTACTCCATCCTGTCCCATCCCATTTTTTAAATGCACAATAACTAGCTTGCCCATAGGGAGAATTAGCTGGGGGATTTGTACCATATCCCCACCAATTACAAATTATAGTATTCAAATTATCCTTTAACCACTGTACCTTATCAATTGCAGGAATTGTTCCCATCTTATCTTCTACTATGCGGATTAGGTTGAAGGAGAAGAGGTTTTTAGCTATTGTCCCATTTATTGCTATAGATGGTGATATTAAAATATTATCTAGTGTACTTAATGAAGTATAACTAGCTGTACCTAACTCTGTTACAAAGCTACTTGGAGATATTAGTGTATTAGTATAATCAACCTTACTAGTATTAGGACACTCAACAACACTCCCAGCTATCTTCCCTGCAAAGTCATCACGAATATCAACACTTTGACCAGTTGCTAAACCATTTAAAATCACGATTTTATCAGCGAATTTTATGTCTAGTGAAGCGTAGTCTACGTTGATTACAGATGGTGTTACTCCGTCTGAAGTACCTGCATACACAACGAAAATGACATAACCTTCAGTAGTAATATAACTCGCATAACCAGTACCTAAAGCAAATGACACCTTGGCAATAGACGCATTGGTATTTGAATAGCTACCTGTAGAATAAGCAGTATTAGTAACGTTCCAAGCTTTCAGTACCGCATTGTTTCCAGAAGTGGAACTACCGCTACACCAAATATTTCCTGTTAATATGGTCAACTTGTTATTTTTAATCCAAGCAACCTTCCCAGCCACATCTTTAGCAGGAATCTTACAACCCAATTTCCTCTCAGCAATCTTAATCAAGTCAAAACTCAACAATACACAAGCTTGCTCTCCATTAACACTCGTGCTAAAAGTCGTACTCGTTCCATCTTGAGCATAAATCTTAGCATATTCACTCGTTGCCAATTCATTAACAAACGTCGAGGGAGCAGGATTATTAGCTACAATAACACTTTCTACTTTAGCAACATTGGGGTTCTCCCACGTTCTACCTGCAATCTTACCTGTATAATCACTCGTAATCGTCTGATTAGCATAAGGTAATCTAAATCCTGCTTCACCCATCAGAGTGGTAGTCGTAGGTACTGTAAGCGCAGGTTGACCTGCTGGCATGATTAGGGAGTGATCAATTTGAATATCTTGATTCGTTAAACCTGCGTTAGTACCTAAAGTGGCAGTAGCAACATTTGTGCCAAGCCCCGTCCACCCTGACACCACAACTGCTGTTTTTACTCCTGCGACCATGTGGTAAGCTAATGGAACACTCGATGTAGCAGTTGATTCCATAGCAACAACTTGATATTTGCTTAATACTACTCCTAAAGTTGCTGTAAAGGTTACTTTCTTTAAAGTAGCATCAACACCATCAGTTGCGATTGTCTTAGTTGCCAAAACAGTTCCTAAAACTCTATCAACTAACTTAACTTCGTCTCCTGCGACTAATCCTGTAACTAAATCAGTATAAATTACGGTATCTGTTGATAAAGCATCTTTAATTACCGTTACATTAGCAGTATCAGTATCAAATACGCCTGATATAATTTCTCCTGCTTTACCTGTGATAATAATGGTATCTCCGGCACTCCACACATCAGGTGTACCGATTGTCCCTCTAGCAAGTCCACGAGAATTTAATGACTGATTTGCAGCAGTACATTTTAAAATTCCATTCACAGTTTGATTCATTTGTGCTTCCGATAAAATGCGTCTTTGCTCGGTGTATGCTGGCATGATAATGGCATCGCCTGAGATGAAGTCGGGTGGGAGATTGGGGAAGAGTGCACCACGGTCGATGTTGGAGATGTGGATGTCTGAGATAAGGCATTTCAAACTTATTTTTAAACCACTTACCCCTAACCCATTAGTAGTCTGTCCTATTAAGCCATTATAATTAAATGTCAATGTTTCTTTCCCATTCAAAAATAATTTTCCAGAGGAACTTATATAAGTTAGTCGCACTGTTAAAAATTTAGTATTAGGAATATTTGCTAAGTTGATTGAACCGTCATACAGTACAGTTCCTGAAGAATCTCTTAACTGAAATCGTAAACCACCAGAATGATAATAAAGTCTAATACCGCACACGTCAAATAGAGACGTATTATCAAGACTAATAAAAGTATCTCTATCGACAATTAGTTCTATTGACCCCTGAGTTTGTGGAAGAGACAAACTTGTTAAGGCCAAATAAGAATTAGAACTTATTTTCACTCCCGAACCAGTTGGCGTTGGACCATTTTGTAAACTACCACTTACACTTAACGCTCCACCAACCTCAGCAACAGTCGTCCCATCCAAACTAGCGTAAAACACAGTATTCACATCAATCTCACTCTTCGGAATACCATGATGCACAGTCATCATTTTCTTAGGGCTTAACTCACCACGCATGAATTGATCGGATGATTTTTTAACCAGATAGTCATAGTTATATTGTGCTTGGGTTAAGTGGCGAAGGTCTGTGATGTCGCGTGAGTCGATGACGTTGGAGTAGAGGGATTGGGGGTGGTCTGATTGTACATACCAGTCGGTAGAGACTGAACCAACTGATAAAGAACTGCTATTTTTAAATGTTATGAGATTACTACCATCTTTTGATATTACTTT